CCGCCTGTCATACCTGCACCAGCCACTACAGATGTAATATCACCTGTTGGTATTGCTGCTACACTACTGTCTACATATGCTTTAATTGACTGCTGTGTTGCTAACTGTGTATTACTATCTGAAGCCATATTGTCTTCATCAAGTACAGCCGTGCCGCTAACCGCTGTATTCAGTATAGGAGAAGTAAGTGTTTTGTTGGTTAGTGTCTGCGAACCTGCGAGGGTAGCTACTGTGCTATCAATAGCAAAAGTAACAGCATTGCCTGAACCAGAAGTATCAATACCAGTCCCGCCTGTAAACGTAAGACTCTCACTGTCAAGGTCGATATTAAGCGCACCACCGCTGTCTGCCTCGAAGTCGAGGTCTTGGGCGGTAACTGTCGTATCCACATACGCTTTAATAGATTGTTGCGTAGCCAATGCCGTAGCACTGTTAGATGCCATATTATCTTCATCAAGAATATCCGTCACGGTTGTGGTCGGCATACTGATGCTGTCTACATATGCAACACCGTCTATGTATAAGTCTTTAAACTCTTTGCCGGATGCACCTAAATCAATGTCATCATCTGTAGTAGGCTCAATCACACCGTCCTTGACTACAAACTGCTCTGTGCTAGTGCCGCTTACATCAATATTAAATTCTACTTGATTATTAGTATCGTCAACAACAACCTTGTTTTTAGGAGTAGCTACTCCGGGGTCACCAATCAAACCAATGACAGGACCCTCGGCGGCTGTACCGTCGTGCTTGTGACCAGAAGTATTGTTAAACGACGCGAGAACTTGGTCGAACTCGTCGTTACTGTGTGCTGCGGTAATAACGTCGCCATCAGTGAATGTGGACTGTCGTGTATAACCTGCCATGTGTTATCTCCTTCCACCCGGAGTAAATTCCAGTTGGTATCCTTTGATTGATATTGGTGCGGCACCTGCCGCGTCGTCTAATCTTACTGCTACCGTAAATCCGCCGCCTTCAACGCTCTGCCTAACCAGCGGAGTTCCAGAAGAACCGTACACGGCTGTCCCGTACAATGATGATGTATTTCCGTAGATAGCAACAGCAGCACCCGTGTTTAAGCTATACTGTGAGGGTTGCGGAGTTTCACTCGAATTAAAATCGTAGCGAATACGAAAATTAGAATCAACAGTACCTTCGTTATCGTAGTTCCAAATAATACGCTGCATCATTTTTCTAATGCCAGCATCACCCATAGTAAAGTCAGGGCCTCTATATATACCGCTTATGTTTGTGCCGTCGAAAGTAGAGCCTACTTCTTGCTTGTAGATGTACCCGTCGTAACCACCGTGCAGCACAGTCTCGGTACCACTTATAAAACCAGCCGTACAACAGGTAGGGCGTATGCCTCGTACATCTGCGTATTCCCAGCCTAACCCGCCTTGAACACCCGCTTTAATAACGCCGATTAATCCGGGAGAAGATATTTGTGCGCCACTGTCATCTGGAAAAAACAAACGATACTGAGACTTACCACGAATAACAACACTAGATATCCTGTCTGTGTCTACGTTGTCTAGCCGAGGCTGAATCTGTTTAGACACAGTGCCTAACTCCACGTCGCCAATCTTCTCAGTACCAGCAATCGTACGTAAACCGTCAGGAGCAAGGTAGATTAAATCACCCGCTATCTCCTGTACACTAAAACCATCAACACACCCAATATTACGAGTCACTGGTTGTAGTTGAAAGTCTGTTACAGAAGAACCTGCAACAAAGAATATCTCGTCTTCACAAAATATAAACAGGCGGTCACGAAAGACCTTTAACCTTTTAACAGCACTGTCTACCCTTATAGAGCCAGCACCAATAGACGAACTAAAATTTGTTTCATCAAAGGGTGCTGTAAAAATAATTTCTTGGGGGTTACTGGACATACCACCAAAGAATACGTGGTTCTTAAACACAGCAACGAACTCTGGGTCAGCAGGTGCGCCCGTTGCGCTAATGTCAGTTACGCTGCTGTTGTCGTAAACAGACGCATTGTTTGCGCCATCACACCAGATAACTTTTTCTGTGTTATTAAAATTAAATACAGCGAAGTCGTAGCGTCCTGCACTGGTTCGTCCCGTGTCAATACTTGTCCAACCGCTTCCTGTTCCTTTATATACCGCTGTTCCTTTAGAAGCTATAACTTGATTTTTGTATATCTGTACACCAAGAATAGTACCAGAGGACCCGCCTACTTGAGCAGTATCATACTTTGCGTACCCATTGATGCGGCGGTATCCACCGTTGATGTCTGGTTCAAAGTTTTGCAGTTGTAGAGCAGCACCCGGCGGAATAGAAAACGTATCCTTATCCAAAATAAGGCCACCACCCAAACGAACAACAAACGGGTCAAGAAGCGAGGTGTCTGCCATTAAACTGCTCTCATGTAATCTTTCTTGTTGATGATTTCAATTCTCATACGCTGAAGACCTTCCTGATAATCCCGAAGGGCAAGCTGAGAGAACTGCACGTCTGAACGAAGCATGTGAGCGTAATACCTTGCTCGGTTTACAATCACGTCATGAAAGCGTTCAGGAATAGCAGGGGTGTCTGTGTTAGCAGCCATATCGCTGTTTGTTTTGTAGTAAAAGTAGCGAACTGTATAGGTGGCAACGTCAGGAACAGGAGACAAGCCAATCTTGTGGTCAGGAGTCTCATACACATACTGAGACAACCCTCTAGCATCGCCAGTAGGGTTGGTATCTGTTTCGTTAAATTTCTGTATGTACTCTTCGTACGAAATATACTTCAGTGTACGCTCTGCTGTACTCGCAGATTCTTGTATGGTAAAACTGTCATAGTCTATTGTTTTTGCGTCCGACTCTCTAGCATACTCGCCTGTGCCTGCACCCGTAGTAATAGTAGCAGCAGAAACGGTGAAGGGCCACTCTATCTCGGAGTTGATAATGTCACGCTGTGACTTGTTAATAAAATCCTTAATAGATGTCTGGATACCACGAGTGGACGCAACACTGGTTATTTCAACTTCGTTGATTTCTCGCAGTACAGCATTGATTAGTTCAAGATATGTCATAGTCTACCTGTGTGGTTCGTAAAATTCTTCGCAAGCAACAATCACTACAATTTTACCAGCCGTGGCTGCTGTAACTTTAAGGATGTCACCTGCATGTAAAAACAACGGGCGTTCTACACTAAATATGGATTCGTATGAGCCACCGGATATGGCGTGTGCTGTCAGTATAGTATGCTCCGTAGCATCATCAGCGTGGTACAAAAACAAATCTATAGTGATATTACCTGTGTGATTGTTAGTAATCATTAAGTTTTCAAGATGTGATGAAAAATTAACAGGTACAGTGTACACACTGGTTTTGTTTGTGGAGTTTAAGTCAACAATCTCAGTGGTAAATTTAGACCCGTTAGCTGTAATGGGCATTAGCTAGTCTTCCTATACGTGCGAGTCTTCTTTGCGATTTTCTTCGGTTGCTTTGCGACCTGCTTCCCGCGTTTCGTAGCCTTTCGTTTCGCACGAGTCGTTGCCGCATACTCAGCGGGGGTGAGTGCTTTAATTGCTTTTTCAGGAAGGTAGCGTTCGCCTGTGGCTTTGGAGCCTTGAGTAGAAGGTTTTCCACTCTTGGTTCTCCACTTCTGCTTAGTCCACGCTTTCAAAGAGCGTTGGCTCTTCTTCAAGGCCATATAAGTCTCCTGCTAAGTACGACAGTACCCTTAGTTTTTCGACAGCTTCTGTGTATTTTTGAACCGCTGCATCCATATCTTTAAGAAGACTCGGATGGTCACCTGTAAAATCAGAGCTTTTGTAATGATTGTTGAACACAGTCTTTGCATCCAGCATCTCCAAGTTGTATCGGTGAGTTAATGCTTCTACAGCCAGCTTCTGCATGAGAACTCCTAAATACTACCATTATACAGTATGTGTAGGATTAAGTCAATAGAACAGCTACTAAAGAGCCTACCGTCACTAGAACTACAGCAATAAGTATAGCTACAGTTTTTAAGGTTTCCATAAGTTCGTGTTGCTGTCTAGCCTTCTCTATTCGCTGCTTTCTAGCAACCTCTTTAGCCTCTTGTATGCGTCTGGCTCTTTCGTTGACGATACCTGCCCATGTGCCGTGACCAAACCGTAGGTCAATCATCTGGCTCATCTCATACATTTTTTCTTGAGCTAACCGTGCATCTATTGTTTCTTGAGCTACGGACTTAACGTTAAACTGGTCCATACCCGCTTTTTTGTTGCGAGACTTTTGGACTTGGCTTTCACCCTCAAACAGATTGTCTATATGCTGTGCAATCTCGCTTATGTCGTTTGCTGTACCAATAGCGGATTTGATGCCATCGACAGCACTCTTTACAAGTGCGATACCCGCTAATGTTTCTGCAATCATTTGTATCCGCCACCTGCTTTTTTGTAGGCTACTGCAAGCATCTGAGCTTTACGTGCTGACCATTGACCGGGCTTACCGCCTTTGCTACCTGCTTTGATGCTATTGAATAGCCGCTTTCTCATGGTTGGCTTGGTATAGTTACCAGCCGCGTTTACTTTACTTTTGGTTTTCTTTTTAGCCGCTGGCATTGAGTTCTCCTGTTCTCATAGCCTCCGATAGACGAATAGCTCTGTTACCTACCTGTTTTGCCCAGCGAGAATCAAGCATCTCGACACAAGCCTTGACGTAATCACCACACTCGATACCCGCCCACATGTTCTTAAACTTACAAAGACGCGGTACTCCCATGTTAAAGGCCATGTCAAGTACCACACGAATACGAACATCATCAAGGCGTTCAATGCAAGGGTGAGCATTAAGTAGTTCTTTCTCTACAATGTCTATATCGTTGGACAAAAGGAAACGAGCATTAGCTTCTGTAATACCCGTGTCGTATATTTCGTTTTTAAGAAGGCTCATAAAGGCCAGTTCGCCGTCTGTGATGCCTCTGTCTTCTAGGTTTCGTCCAACACCAATCGTGTCAATGCCCAGATGGTCTTGATAGACTTGTAGTCTAAGGCCCTCGAATAATACGAGTTGGTCAATAAGAGCTTTACGATTGTAGTTCATCCATGTACCTTCTGTACTTCAAAAGAAGCCTTCTTAACGGCTCCCTTGTGGGGCTTGTAGTCACCCTTCATAAGTTTGTAACCTTTGCCGGACTTCATCCAGTGAAAACCTTTTGGTGCCTCTACCGTCTTCTTCATTTGGTATTCTCCATCATTAGTTTTAACTTAGCCAGTTCAATTTCTAATTCGTGTACCCTGCCTACCGTATCTTGTACAGACTTAGGTGGTTCGAACTCATCAATCCAGTTGTCGTTTTCTTCGACCTCTTCCATAGTAAGTTCTAGGTTGTGTTCTAAAAAACTAATACGCTCAGTTAAGCCAAAGTAAACCCACACACTAACAGCAGTAAACGCAATCATACTGATGAGATTGCGGAGAGGGATAGTTATCTCGCTTGCTTCGTTTAACTTTGTGGCTGCTTGTTTCACTGGTTATCACCCTTGTGTTCATGACCCATCCAAATACCAAACACACCAGTCATAACGCCCATCACTACAGATACAAAAGCTGACTGTGCGCCTGTTGGGTCTGGTAAAGCCATGAACCACTCAGCGCAACGCCAAGACATGATTGTACTGGCTAGCATCATAAAACGTGGTAGTATCTTCCACTTGAGAAAGGTTTCAACACTCATCACTTCTTTCCAAACATCTTGGTTGCACCACGCATACCTAGCGACGCTGCAACAATGAGGCCCAAGCTGTACTGATACCACTCTGGCATCGCTTGTAAAGCTGTGAAACCTTCTTGCACAATTTCTCTACCCCAGTCACCACAGAAGGCCAGTATAAGAGGTACCGAGAATAAGACTGTAATCCACTCATCTTTCCAAGAGTGCTTGCTTCCTTCAGCCATAGCCAAATCCCAGTCGATTTCGCCAGTAGCTTTCTTTTCCATGATGACAGCTTCAGCTTTAGCTTTTGCAACTTTAGCTCCTGTTTCTGCTTTTGTCTTTTCTACTTTACCTTCTAGCCACGTACTGGCTATAGAAGATATTGGTCCTATAAGTGCAGTTAGCATTTCCATCTCTTTCTTGCTTGGCGCAAACGACTATTGGGGTCTTTTGCAGCACCGGGAAACTTTTTCATCTGCCCTGCTGACCTAGCGCAGAAAGACTTACGACGTTTAGCGGCTTTACTTCCGGGCTTAACTTTACCCGTAACTGCTGTTTTTAACTTAGAACCGGGGTTTTTTTTCTTATATTCTTTAACGCCTTTTGCAGTCATACCTGCGCCAGACTTAGTAGGGCGATAGTTAGCACCCTTTCCTTTAGTTGTCTTTTTTATAGGTGTTTCTTTTTTACGAGGCATTATAATGAACTTTCACACTTGTACTTAACAGACTCATATGGGGGTGGTATAATTGTCTGTGTAGAAAAGTACATTTCTACTACACGTTCTATACACTGTCCTTGTGTATCATAAGGTCCCCGAATGTCTTCTATTTCTAGACACTCTGTACTTCCTAGTAGTGGACTACATATAAAAAGTATTGCTTTGAACATTGGGGGTATATCCCTGCAGAGGGTAGCTGCTTATATCATAAAATTAAAAAGTCGTCAAGGGGGAAAGTTACCCCTCCCCCTCAATTAAGTTGTTTATGCGAATGGTGCGCCCACGCCGGGGTCACCCAAGTCACACATCACTGCAACACAACGGATTTTACCGTCGAATGTAGCAGCAACACCGATAATGTCGATGTTGTCTGCAGCAGTGTAGAGTTTAGCAGTTTGACCAAACTCTTGTGCAACAGCAGAACCGCTAACGTCAGTTACCCAAGTATCTGCGGCACCAGCGTCACCCATGTCAATTGTAGGTGAGCCTGTAGATGCAGCTTGGAATACTTCGATACCAGCCATCAAAACCAGAGTGTTGTCTGGAATTTCAAAAACATTAACGATGTCTCCTACAGCAAGATTAGTAGATGTAAAGTCGAGAACGACTTCAACAGTCTGCATCTTCTTACCAAGAGGGATACCAGCTACGGCACCAGTTACGTTGTAAGTAGCCATTAGTTAATCTCCCCTACTAATCTAAGCTAACAACGCCGCGAACGATTGCTTCTGGGCGAAGGACTTTACGTCCAAACACATGAAGACCACGAACGATGTCGCTGAAAGTTTCAGTTGAACGGACAACTTCTGTTTTCGCAATGTGCGAAGCAGTAGCTGTTGCAGACATGTGACCACCGAGAATAACGTTCTCTGTGCCATCTGTTGCTAGACCAGTAATGGTTACTTGGTCAGTAGCACCGCTAGAAACGAGTGCAGTTGACTTGTAACACTGGAAACCAGCGATGTTGCCTAGTGACACCAGACCGTTACGCAGTGGAGAAGTCGCGTCGCCAGTTACCTGAACTTCTGCGAACTTTGCTCCTGCTGAGAACAGGTGCTTGTAGAAAGCTGGTGGTGCAACGAACCAACGGTTCTCTTCTGGAACAGACTGGTCATCAAGTGACTGAGCCATTGCCAGCATAGTATTAACCGCTAGATTGCCGGGATTTGCGTTGCCGCCGATATCCAAAGCTGTACCGAGAGTACCGATGCTGCCAATCTGAGCCACAGAAGCACCTGATTCGCCAGTTAGACCAGCTTCAGTTGCCATGAGGTCAAGAACGTTAGCGTCGTACTTACGCTTCAGGGAGTATGCGCCTGAAGAAGTAGCCAATGCTTCGAAGTTGACGTGTGACTGACGCTCTTCGATGTCGTCAATCTTAAACGCAAATGCGTTTGCTTGGTCAACAACCATAGTAATCTGGTCATCAGCGAGGTCTTGTGGGTTTACCACAGAACCGCGTGAGTATGAAGACACAGTGATTGTTGGTTCCTTAATGATACGTACTGTATCACCGAAGTTTTCAATTTCGCCAGCGTAGTCGGTATTAGTAATATCTTCTGCAACCGAAGCACGACGGAAGAACTTGAGAACTTTTTGACTGAAAATTTCAGGTGTGAAATTCCCAGACGGCAGGTTATTGTAACCTGATGCGCTATCAAAAGCCATTAGTTCAATCCCTTCCTTGAGGATTAAGAGTTGTAATCAATTCGCCCTTCTGCCCTTGCAGAGTCGATTTCGCCTTCCAGCTTTTCGAACTCCCAAGGTTTCATCTTGGCGATATGCGAAGCCT